AAAACAACAATCACACGGATGAACCGTGGTAAAAAATGGAAATATGGATACAATAAAGAACATGATATTATCGTTATATCAAAAACTGGTAAAATTGGTAAAATACTTGAAATACAAAATTTGCACGTGGCTTTGCCGTTGCTGCCAGTGCAACTGTGTGGAAAAGTAAACAAATGGCAAAAAATAAACTATCCAAAAGAGCTTGGTAAACTTAAAAATATATTTGATTGGAGGTCGTACCCTGAAGATCAAAAAGAGAAATGGTTTGATTATATAGACGAGGAATTTAAACGTAGAGACGAGGGTTTTTGGTTTATGAATAATAATGAACCTACGTACATAACAGGTAGTCACTATATGTATTTACAATGGAGCAAAATAGACGTAGGTGCTCCAGACTTTAGAGAAGCAAATAGACTGTTCTTTATATTCTGGGAAGCTTGTAAAGCTGATAATAGATGTTATGGCATGTGTTATCTTAAAAACAGGCGTAGTGGATTCTCTTTTATGTCGAGTGCAGAAACAGTTAATTTAGCTACAATATCAAGTGATAGTAGATATGGTATATTATCTAAAAGTGGTGCTGATGCTAAAAAAATGTTTACAGACAAAGTTGTACCAATATCGGTTAACTATCCTTTCTTTTTTAAACCAATACAAGACGGTATGGATAGGCCTAAGTCTGAACTTGCTTATCGTGTACCTGCAAGTAAGTTTACGCGTAAAAAAATTACTGCTAATGAAAAGCAGGAAGACTTGGTTGGACTTGATACTACTATTGATTGGAAAAACACAGGTGATAATAGCTATGATGGAGAAAAGCTTAACTTACTAGTACACGACGAAAGTGGTAAATGGGAAAGACCTGATAATATACTAAACAACTGGAGAGTTACAAAAACTTGTTTAAGACTAGGTGCTAAGGTTGTAGGTAAATGCATGATGGGCTCAACATCAAACGCTTTAGATAAAGGGGGTAATAACTTTAAAAAACTATACTATGACTCAGATGTTACTAAACGTAACAGAAATGGACAAACAAAGTCTGGTTTATATTCTCTCTTTATCCCAATGGAATGGAACTACGAAGGATTTATTGACGAGTACGGACATCCAGTTTTTAATAACCCAGATAATGATGTCCACGGGCCAGATGGCGAACTAATAGATTATGGCATTATAGATCACTGGAACAACGAAGCAGAAGGATTAAAAAATGATCAAGACAGTTTAAATGAGTTTTATAGACAGTTTCCACGTACTGAAGAACACGCATTTAGAGATGAAGCAAAAAATAGTATATTTAATTTAGTTAAAATATACGAGCAAATAGATTACAACGAAGGTATTGGTGCACAGGGCAATATAAGTAAAGGTAACTTTCAATGGGTTAATGGAGTTAAAGATACACAAGTAATATTTTATCCAGATCCAAAAGGTAGATTTAACATAAGTTGGGTGCCACCAAGTCACTTGCAAAATAGAGTGATAATTAAAAACGGTATTAAATATCCTGGTAATGAACACATGGGGGCTTTTGGTTGTGACAGCTACGATATATCAGGAACAGTAGATGGTAGAGGTTCTAACGGGGCTTTACACGGCGTAACTAAGTTCAGCATGGAAGACGCGCCACCTAATCAAGTTTTTTTAGAATATATTGCTAGACCTCAAACTGCAGAAATATTTTTTGAAGACGTGTTAATGGCTTGTGTTTTTTACGGCATGCCAATACTAGCAGAAAATAACAAACCCAGATTATTATATCATTTACGTAGAAGAGGCTATAGAGGTTTTAGTATGAACAGGCCAGACAAGTTATGGAATAAATTATCAGTAACAGAAAAAGAAATAGGTGGCATACCTAACTCAAGTGAAGATATAAAGCAAGCTCACGCCGCCGCTATTGAGATGTATATACAACAGTACGTAGGTAGTTTAGGTGATGGTAATTACGGTAATGTATATTTTAATAGAACATTAAACGACTGGGCTAAATTTGATATAAACAAAAGAACTAAGTTTGACGCCACCATAAGCAGTGGGTTAGCTATAATGGCTTGCAATAGACATTTGTATAGACCTAACGTTAAAATAGAAAAACCAAAATTAAATATAAGTATTGCTAGATATAATAACAAGGGTAATACTTCAAAGATAATAAAGAATTAATATGAGACAATTTCCAAGTCAAGTAGTAAGCGACGTAGAAAAATTAAGTTATGATTATGGGCTTAAAATAGGACAAGCTATAGAGGCTGAGTGGTTTGATAAAGAAAATTACTCTAATAGATATATACATAATAGAAATAGTTTTCATAATTTAAGATTATATGCTAGAGGTGAACAGCCTATACAAAAATATAAAGATGAGTTATCTATCAATGGTGATTTAAGTTATTTAAACTTAGACTGGAAGCCAGTGCCTATTATACCTAAGTTTGTTGATATAGTTGTTAACGGTATAGCTGAAAGATTATATGATATAAGAGTTTTTACACAAGATCCATTTGGAGTAAGTCAAAGAACTATGTATATGGACAGCGTGATGGAAGACATGAGATCTAAAGAAGTTAAAGAGTATGTAAAAGAAACGTTTGGTTTAGATTTATTTAAAAACGACCCACTACTTTTACCAGATTCTCAAGAAGAACTAGACTTGCACATGCAGTTAAACTACAAACAAGCTATAGAAATAGCTGAAGAACAAGCTATAGAAACTTTGTTGAAAGGTAATAGATATGATTTAATAAAGAAAAGATTTTATTATGATTTAACTGTTTTAGGTATAGGTTGTGTTAAAACGTCTTTTAATACTTCAGAAGGTGTTACAATTAACTATGTTGATCCTGCTAATTTAGTGTACTCTCATACTGAGTCGCCTTATTTTGAAGATATATATTATTGTGGAGAAGTCAAAACAGTTCCTATAAACGAACTTGTTAAAGAATTTCCACATTTAGAAGAAAAAGATTTAGAAGATATAACTAATTACGGTAACGCTGGTTACGGATTATACGATAACAACAAGTATAGAGAAGACGATAACGATAGAAATAAAGTTAGAGTATTGTATTTTGACTACAAGACTTATATGAGTGAAGTTTATAAGTTAAAGCAAACAGCAAGTGGTGGTGAAAAAGCTATATCAAAAGACGATACTTTTAATCCGGAAGAAAACGAAAACTTTACTAAAGAAAGTAGAAAGCTAGAAGTTTTATATGAAGGTGCTTTAGTTTTAGGTACTAAAAAATTACTTAAATGGGAAATGTCTAAAAACATGATGAGGCCAAAAAGTGATTTTACTAAAGTTAAAATGAACTACAATATAGTAGCACCAAGAATATATGAAGGACGTATAGAGTCTTTGGTAAGTAGAATAACTGGGTTTGCAGATATGATACAGCTAACCCATTTAAAACTACAACAGGTAATGTCACGTATGACACCTGATGGTGTTTATTTAGATGCTGACGGTTTAGCTGAGATAGATTTAGGTAATGGTACTAACTATAACCCACAAGAAGCATTAAATATGTTTTTCCAAACTGGTAGTATTATAGGTAGATCTATGACTTCTGAAGGAGATATGAATCCTGGCAAAGTACCAATACAAGAGATAACAACTAATTCTGGTAGTAGTAAATTACAAGCGCTTGTAGGTAACTATAACTATTATCTACAAATGATTAGAGATACTACTGGATTAAACGAAGCTAGAGACGCTGCTAAACCAGACGAAAGAGCTTTAGTTGGTGTTCAAAAATTAGCGGCTGCTAATAGCAACACAGCAACTAGACATATATTGCAGGGCGGTTTATTTTTAACTGAACAAGTTTGTGAGTCATTATCACTTAGAATATCTGATATTATAGAATATTCTCCTACAAAGTCAGCATTTATACAACAAATAGGTTCACATAACGTTGCTACGCTAAGTGAAATATCAGATTTATATTTGTATGACTTTGGTATATTTTTAGAGCTTATGCCAGATGAAGATGAAAAAGCTATATTAGAAACAAATATCAATGCTGCGTTAGGTCAACAAACTATAGACTTAGAAGATGCTATTGATCTTAGAGATATTAAAAATGTAAAACTAGCTAATCAATTAATAAAGATTAGAAGAAAAAAGAAAATGAGAAGAGACCAGCAGATGCAACAAGAAAATATGCAGGCTCAAGCTCAAGCTAATATACAGCAACAACAAGCTTCTGCTAAATTTGAAGAACAAAAATCAATGGCAGCTTCTCAAACTGCTATGGCTATAGAGCAAAATAGATCTGATCTTGAAACTAAACGTATGTTAGCAGAAGCAGAAATTAAAAAACAACTAATGATGTTAGAGTTTGATATGAACGTTAAGTTGAAAGATATGGAATTAAAAAATCAGCAAATGTTAGCTGATAAAAAAGAAGATGGAGCAACAAAAAGAACAGCTATGCAAAGCAAGCAAAAACCATTTGAGTCTAAAGGAAATGATGTATTAAATAAAAGTATAGATATGTCAAGATTTGGGCCTAGATAAAAATTATTAACTATTATTATATTATATTATGGCAAAGAAAAACAAAAAGAAAACAGTTGAAAAAGCTGTTGAAGAAGTAAAAAATAACGACGAGGTAACTAAAGTAAAACTAGAAGAAACAATAGAGGATTTAATGGACAGCGACGTTATAAAAGTAGATTTAACTAACCCACCAAAACAAGAAGAAGATGCCGTTCAGGAGCAAAGCACAGATGAGGTTTCTTTACGCGACGAATCCAAAGCTAGCGAAGAAGTACTCGAAGAAAACATCGAAGCAACAAATGAAGAGCCTGCCGGAGAAAGCAGCGCCGAAGTTCAAGATGACACACCCGTTGTTGAAGAAATAACAGAAGAGCAAAGTAAAGAAGCGGAACAAATAATAGAGCAAGCTGAAGAGGCTATGATTGAAGCCGAGCAGACTGGAGCGCCTTTACCTGAAAAAGTACAAAAACTTGTAGACTTTATGCAAGAAACCGGTGGTGATATTAACGACTATGTAAAGTTAAATCAAGATTATACCGATATGGATAATCATACCTTATTACATGAATACTACAAACAAACTAAACCTCATTTATCTAATGAAGAAATAGAGTTTGTTATGGAAGATACATTTTCGTACGACGAAGAAGTTGACGAAGAAAAAGATATTAAAAGAAAAAAACTAGCCATGAAGGAGCAGGTTGCTTCAGCAAGGCAACACTTGGAAAGTGTAAAATCCAAATATTATGAAGATATTAAAGCTGGAAGTAAACTAACTGAAGATCAACAGAAAGCTATTAATTTCTTCAACAGATACAACGAAGAATCAGAAGAAGCTCGTTTAATAGGCGAGAAACAGTCTGAGGTTTTTAGATCTAAATCAGATAAAGTTTTTGGTGATAAATTCAAAGGTTTTGAATATAACGTCGGAGATAAAAAATTTAGATTTAATGTTAAAGACAAACAAAAAGTAAGAGAAACTCAAGGCGATATTAACAACTTCATCAAAAAGTTTTTGACAGAAGACAACTTAATAGAAGACGCAGCGGGCTATCACAAAGGTTTGTTTACAGCAATGAACCCAGATCAAGTAGCTAAACATTTTTACGAACAAGGCAAGGCTGACGCTTTAAAAGAGAGTATAGCTAAATCTAAAAACGTAAATATGGACCCTAGACAATCTCATGCTGAGAATATAAACACTAGTGGTTTTAAAGCTAGAGTATTAAACGATGACGGACCTGATTTTAAGTTTAGAATTAAAAATAAAAATAACTAATTTAAAAATTAAAAAAAATGGCAATTACTGCAGGAACTAATTTGAATAGTGTTCCAGCTCCACAAAAGCAAACACTAGAAACAAATTATCTTGACTTCAACCAAGACATGGGTTGGGCTCAACAATATTTACCAGACCTAATGGAGAAAGAAGCTGAAGTTTTCGGACCGAGAACTATTTCAGGTTTCTTATCAAAAATTGGGGCTGAAGAATCTATGCAAGCTGATCAAGTTATTTGGTCAGAGCAAGGTAGATTACACTTATCTTACAAAGGTAAAATCGCTACATCAGGATCAACTGCTGGTGCAAACATAGGTACAGCTGCTACATCGCAAATTACTATTGAATCTGACATTGATGAAACTTCAGGTTTTACAGCTGCTAATCACGGTATTAGAGTTAACGATACTGTTATCGTTGCTAACTCTGATGGTATTTTCAAGTGTTTAGTTGTAACTGTAGCTGGTGCTTTAGTTGACGTAGCTCCTTACGGACAAGCTAACTTATCTGACAACACTACATCTAAAGGTACAACTATATTAGTTTATGGTTCTGAGTTCTCTAAAGGTGTTAAGTACATGGACGGTGGTACTGCTACTACTCAAAAAGATGGTAGAGGTGCTAACGAGCCAGACTTTAAAACTTTTTCTAACAAGCCAATCATAATGAAAGATTACTACGAAGTATCAGGTTCTGATACAGCTAGAATTGGTTGGGTAGAAGTTACAGGTGAAATGGGTCAATCAGGTTACTTATGGTACTTAAAAGCTGAGGCTGACACAAGAGCTAGATTTACTGACTACATTGAGATGGCAATGATCGAAGGTGAGCTTAACGATACTAATTCTGTAGCTGACGGATCTAATCTTTTGCCTGGTTCTAGCACTGGTGCTGGACAAGTAGGTACTGAAGGTTTATTTGCTGCTATCGAAGACAGAGGTAACTTAACTTCAGGTGTAACAGGTGTTAACGCTGCTACTGACTTAGCTGAGTTCGACGCTATATTAGCTGAGTTTGATAAGCAAGGTGCTATCGAAGAAAACATGATGTTTATAAACAGATCTACATCTCTTGCTTTCGACGACATGCTAGCTTCAATGAACTCTTACGGAGCTGGTGGTACTTCTTACGGAGTATTTGATAACTCTGAAGATATGGCATTAAACTTAGGTTTCTCTGGATTTAGAAGAGGTTCTTATGACTTCTACAAGTCTGACTTCAGATACTTAAATGACTTAGCAACTAGAGGTGGTATTAATGCTGCTAACGCTGCTAACGCAATTAGAGGTGTCATCATACCAGCTGGTACATCAACTGTATATGACCAAATGCTAGGTAAAAACCTTAAGAGACCTTTCTTACATGTTAGATTTAGAGCTTCACAAACTGACAATAGAAGAATGAAGACTTGGGTTACTGGTTCTGTTGGAGCTGCTACATCTGCTTTAGATGCAATGCAAATCCACATGTTAACTGAAAGATGTTTGGTAGTACAAGGTGCTAACAACTTTATGTTAATGAAGTAAACTATTCACATTAAAAGACCGGGGCTTCGGCCTCGGCCTTTTATTTTATTAATTTTATTATATATTATATTATGGCAAAAAAGAAAAAAGTAGAGGTTGAAGAACCTCA